AGCCGCAGAAGCTGCCGCGGTGAAATCACAATCGGTTTGGGGAAGATTTTGCAATGTAACCAAAGTGGCTGTAGGTAAGCTTGTAGTGCAAATAAAAGCAATGTGGGCGGCTTTCAAACCCATGATTATTATTACTGCCATTACTGCGGTGATAGGAAAACTTGTTGCAATGTATAAAGAGGCTAAACGTGTTCGGAATATATTCTCTGATTATAAAAAAAGCCTTCTCTCAGCAGGTGTTACTCAAGAGATAACTCGTATGCAGGCTTTAGTAAAAATAATGAATGATCGAACAAAAAGTCAACAAGCTATTAATACAGCACAATCCGAGTTACAAAAAATGCTTGGAGTAGAAAATAAATCGCAAGAAGAACTAAATAAACTGGTAAAAGATAGAGTTGAGCTGTTGAAAGAAGCAGCTATCACCGAACATGCCTTTAATACTGTTGGGGAATATACAGAACGGAATGCTAAATTAGCTGGAGATATCGGTTTAACTACAGCCCAAATGGATAGGCTTGCTAAATTGTATTCAGGTCGAGAAACTTCTGAAAGGAATCGCTTTGCATATCAAAATGCTATAGCCGAAGAATTAGAATTGAATGGCAACTTAAATAGAGGCATTTCTATTTCAGATGTAAGCAATGCGCTGGAAAAATACATTCTAAATGCATTAGTTATTAGTGACGCTACTCAAAGAGCTGGGGAGCATTTAACCAAGGCAACTCCAACAAGAAATGCCAATGAAGGCGATGAGAAGTCCGTTCTTCAAAAGCAGCAAGAATCATATAGAAAGCAGTATGAGGAATTAGGTGCAGAACTGGAAATAGGCAAAATCACCCAGGCAGAATATAATAAAGCCCTTGGGGAGCTTAACATAAAAATGTTTGCGCAGGCTAAAGGTACCGGAGATAAAGAGGTCTTGGAAAGTGAATACTTTAGAAATCTCAGAACTGCCGCCGAAAAAGCTATTGCCAATCAAGATAAGAATGCCGCTCTTGTTGAGTTTGAAAAGGTTCAGAAGGATTATAATACCAAAGTGCGGGAGGCTCAGCAACAGCAAGCCAAAGGTCTTGCTTCTCAAAAAAAATTAGACGAAAACATCATTTCCCTTTCGATTGAGGCCGCTAAAAGTGCCGCAGGAATCAAAGGTATCGGAAAGGAGGCAGATGTATTTATTGCTGTAATGAAACTTAATGCAAAGTTGCTTTCATCCCCAATAAAAATAAAGCCTCGTGACACAACGTTCGATTACAAGAAAACGTCTTCCGATATTGCTTCTGAGAATCTTGACAAAGCTAAGGAATACGCTGAAAAGCTAAAGGAACGTTACACAAGATTAGGACAGGAAATTTCTGACGAAATAGCTAATGGGATGGCCAATGTTCCCACACTGGAAGATGCTCTCAAATTGGCACAAATAAGGGAGGACATTAAATCATTCAGCAAAGAATTAAATGAGTCTTTATATTCCGGGGTTAAGGATATTGCCAGTAGCTCTGACCGGATGGTCAGTGCATTTGAGAATCTGCGTGATGTCATGAATGATGTCGATGCGTCCGGATGGGAACGTATCATGGCCGTTTGGAACGCAATGACAAATACCATTGATGGGATCATGAGTATCTGCAAAACCATCGAAACGTTAACGGAACTGACTAACAAACTTGCTAAAGCGAAGGAAGTTGAAGCTGTAATCGATAAGGCCACCGCAGATGAAAAGGTTGTAAATGCTGCCCAGAGTGCTGCGGCAACCATTGCCGAGACACAGGTAGAAAAGTCCGCAGCTACTACCGAAGTTGCAGCCAATACCGCTAAGGGTGCGAGTGCTGCCGGTGCGAGTGCTGCGAGTTTACCATTTCCTTGGAATATCGTTGCCATTGGTGGTGCCATCGCGGCGGCTATTGCGGCTTTTGCAGTTATTCCTAAATTTGCCGGTGGTGGTATTATAGCTGGAGGGCCATCTTCAGGTGACAAGATTCTAGCCCGGGTAAATGCCGGAGAAATGATCCTCAATAGCGGACAGCAATCCCGTTTATTTGAGGCGATTAATTCCGGTCAATTGGGCGGGGGTAAGACGTTGTCATCTACGGTAACGACCAAAGTACGATCCAAAGACCTTATTCTTACTATCAACAATGAGCTGAAATCACAAGGAAAAAAGCCAATATCATGAGTTACGGACTAATCTATACAGTGCCATTCGCTACGTTGGATAATATTCCATGCGTGGTAGAAATTGAAAAAGAAGATTATGTGGGCGCATCGACGGAGCTAACCGCCGGTGCCACTCCTTTCACCATAGACATAGACAGCGAGGAGTTTCTTTACACACCTACCCGTTTTTCTACGGCAAAGTTACAGGTTGTGGGTAGCGATTATCTTCAATCTCTCTTCTCGACTGCTTACAAGGAATTCCGGGTGACGCTAAAGAAAAACGGTGTGATAACCTGGTGCGGTTTTATTAAACCTGAATTGTATACTCAGGACTATACAGCGAAAACTTTCACACTTGAAATAGAGTGTATCTCGGCTATGTCTGTATTGGAATTTATCGACTACTCCATAGAGGGAGAAAGTAAAAAATTCGTTTCACTGTGGAATTTATTGCAACGCTGCATATCTACCGCTGACGGACAATATGATTCTGTCTTTATCCCTCATGTGTATGCTTCCAGCAAAGCAGCTTACTCTACCGGTGAAAATGTACTTGTCAATATGACGCTAAGTGAACAGGATTTCTTTGATGAGGATGACAAACCGATGAAACTAAAGGAGGTACTGGAAGAAGTCTGCAAGTTCCTGAACTGGACATGTACAGACTGGAAAGGAGAACTTTATTTTGTTGATGTGGACCATTCAGGCATTTATTATAAATACGATACCCAATTAAAAGACAATGTCGAAACCCAAGCAACAGAGTTGCTTGTACAAGATATTGGCTTTGCCGGGGCGGGCCATTCCCTGGACATTCTTCCTGGATATAATAAAGCGACTGTGAAATGTAGCAATTATCCAGTAGGACAAATATTCCCAGATGAAGATTTAGATGGACTCAAACTATATGCTTCACAGGATAAACAATCGGGTGATAAAGTAACTGCTAAACGTTTTTATTATCCAAATGTGTACCGTTTGTTTCATTACTCACCACAAGGAACCGCTTTGTCTGATGAACAGTTTGAGGCATATAAAAATAACCCAGATTCTTTAATGGGGAGTATAATAATAAAGCGGTGTGAATATAAAATAGTAAACGGAGAACCCGATATTTCTAATTATAATTGGGAGAATTTGATACAAGTTCGTAGAGGAACCCAAAAAACAGGAAGTAATTATACTTGGCTTTCGCGTGTCCCTATATTAACATTTGAAAGTCAATTACCTGTAGCTGCTTATTTAGATGGTGCTGTAGCGATTAGCTGTTCTGTACAAGTTACGGAGAATGATGATTTATCGACTGATGATAAAAAAAGAAATGGTTATGTACGTGCATTGTGTGAATTTTCAATAGGTGATTATTACTACAATGGAAGTGAGTTTGTAAATAACTCGACAATAGAACGTTTTGAAATAAAATTCCCATTAACCGACATAACAGGTGGCGGCTTTGGAGTTATTGAGAATACAAAAAAGCTATCTCAGCCCTATGACGATTTAACAGGTTATATAATTGAACTGCCTAAGGGAAAGCCTTTAACTGGTGAGGTCAAGTTCTGTATGTATCCATTGCAACCACAACCGGGAAATTATACACAGTTTTTCGCAGGAGTAGGATATTATATCAAAGATTTAAAGATGGAATATAAACGGAGAAATGATCTGGACGACTTATCGGATAACTCAGATCGTACTTATGAAAACGTTTTGAACGAAAACTACATCAATGAACTCGATGAAATAGAATTCAAAATATCCTCTTATAACAATGATGGTGTCTGCTACAGCAAAGTTATGTTAGGTGATGATTATCTGCAAGATAACCTCTACAACTGCATTCTTGACGACACCATTCGTCCCGAGGAAATGATGATTACCCGCTGCATTAATCATTATAGTGCCACCCGTATTAAACTTACTCAGGAAATAAAAGAGCGTGCGGATTTAACACCAATAACAAAATTGTCCGACACTTTTTTGGTTAGTAAGAAATTCATCTGCACAGGAGGTTCAATAGACTGCAAGATGAATCGCTTTGAATGTATAATGATTGAAGTATAATGAAGAAAGTATCTATAGTATCATCTACTGCACCGGCAAAGCCCAGATCGGATAAATATCCGGTCGGCGCTTCCGTTACGCGTACATCTTCCGGTACTACGGTTGTTAATCAGGGCGGCGGAGAAAGTATTGATATTGTTAAAAAGGATGACATAAAGTCCTTTACAGACAAGAATGTACTTTCTTCTCTTCGATCAGTAGCTGAGTTTATCAGTAAGAAAGATGATAGCCAGATATCGGTAATCGTTGACTTTTTGAAGGGGTTGAAAATTGATGGCAATCTGATCAATCGCTTATTGCTGCAAAATACCGAGGCAGAGAACGTCGGCGATACGGATGTAATGTCAGCATTGCGGGTATTGGCTGAGATTGCGGCCAATAATGAAGTACTGAAAAATATGTTCCTCCGTAAAGACAAAGTAGATAGTACAGATTATCTATTACGTCTTTTTGGAGGACTAGAGGTTGGCGAAGCCATAGACTCACTAACTGCGGGCAAGGGCATAATCGCGGATAATAAAGGGAGGATACAGGCTGACCGCATGGAGTTGC